GAATCTGATTATCCAGCAAAACATCAGGTATGGTCAAACTTCAATCATCAGTATGATAAAAAACCCAATATACTGAATCATATCAACTGGTTCAAACCCAGCCTGGGATGGAGTTCTGGACCAACTGCACTAAAAATGGCCGCAGATAAAGGATTTGACACAATATATATACTGGGTTTTGACTATCAAGGACTACCCAGAGACCACAAACACAAAAGATTTTCACTCAACAACCTGTTTGGAGACACCAGAAACTACAAAAGATCCATTGATGAAGCCACTTTCTACGGCAACTGGATGAACCAGACCAAAAAAGTTTTGAGGGACTATCCCAAAATACAATTCCGAAGAGTGATAGGAAAAAATGCTTTCAAGCCTCATGATCTAGAATTTGCCAAAAACTTTAAGCACGTAGATATTGAAGAATTTGTCAAGATATATAATTTACACATCGAAAAATCATAAAAATCCGTCTTTTAGCACCAATTTCTCGGCTTTTTTTGCCGTTTGACGTAAATACTTCACTTATAAGCAAACAAACCTTGCAAACCAAAAAGGAGCACGTGCAATGTCAAATAAATTTGAACAATTATTAGAATTGCTAATAAACGAAGAGAATGAAAAAGCGGAAGCGTTATTTCATGAAATCGTAGTAGAGAAGTCTAGAGACATCTACGAAGGATTAGCAGACGAGACTACAACTGAGGCTAAAGAAGAAGCCAAAGAAGAGTCTAAAGTAGAAGAAACTGAAGCGTCAAAAGACGAAGCAGTTAAAGAAGAGACCAAAGAAGAGTCTAAAGAGGAAGCAGTGAAAGAAACTGAAGAATCTAAGTCAGAAGAAGCAAACGAAGGCGAAGACGTAGAAGTAGCAATCGAAGACGAAAAAACTGACGAAGCAGAAACTAAAGAAGAAGAGTCAATCGAAGAAGTAGGTGGTGACGCAACTGACGAATTAGTCAAAGATATCGCCGCAGACGAAACAGGTGAAGCAGAAGGTGCCGCTGATGACATGGAAAAAGACATGGATGCAGACGGTGAAGAAGGCGACACTGAAGAGAGAGTGGCTGATTTAGAAGATGCTTTAGATGAACTTAAAGCAGAATTCGAAAAAATGATGGGTGGCAAAGACGACGAAGACCACGGTGATGAAGACAAAGAAGAGTCTGCAGAACCAGTTGTTGATGCTAACGCTGATTTATCAATGGAAGGCATGAAGAAAGAAGCAGTAAAAGAATATAAAATTCAAAAATCTGCTGACAATGCTGATCACAGCGATGCAAAGGCTTCGCCAATGACGCAAACAGGTGGTGCAGATATGAACACAGCAAGAGGTTCAAATATTGCAAAAGGTGGCGCTGACGAAAAAGGCAGACCAGCACCTACAGCGGAAAAAATGGCTGACTTTGAAAACACTGGCGGTAAGGACAAAGGTACTTCAATGAAAAAAGAAGTTAAACCAATGACTGCTGACGGTTCAGATAAATCAGGAAAATCTCCAATCGCCGGCAAGTAATTGCTGTTGATTTGAGACAACCATTTAGGAGAATCGGATGTCATCACTATATCTAAGAGAACATTTAACCTACGATCAGGCTAGAGTACAGGTTTTGCACGAAGGCAAAGACGGCAAGGATTTGTACATGAAAGGTATCTGTATTCAAGGTGGAATCAAGAACGCTAATCAAAGAGTATATCCTGTAAACGAAATACAAACGGCAGTAAAAACACTCAATGATCAAATCAGTTCTGGTTATTCAGTTCTTGGAGAAGTAGATCACCCCGATGATCTTAAAATAAATTTAGACCGTGTGTCTCACATGATTACTGAAATGTGGATGGACGGTCCAAATGGGTACGGTAAGATGAAAATTTTGCCTACTCCAATGGGCCAACTTGTCAGAACAATGTTGGAATCAGGTGTGAAACTTGGCGTATCGTCTAGAGGAAGTGGAAACATTTCCGAATATGGCGGTGGTCAAGTGTCAGACTTTGAAATCATCACTGTAGATGTTGTGGCTCAACCTTCGGCACCAGGTGCTTACCCAACGCCAATTTACGAACACTTGATGAACACAAGAGGTGGTAACAGAGCAATGGGCATGGCGGCTGAAGTTAGAAATGACAAAAAAGCACAACAGTATCTAAAAGATGCTATTAAAAACGTAATAAAAGGACTAAAATAATGATCGACGCAATATCAAAACTAGTTGAGTCAGGTGTTATTGGAGAAGAAACAAAAGTTTCAATCGAAGAAGCATGGAACTCAAAAGTTAAGGAAAACAGAGATCAAGTAACTGCTGAACTAAGAGAAGAATTTGCTAAAAGATACGAGCATGACAAAAACAACATGGTCGAAGCAATCGATAAAATGATGACTGAAAAGTTATCTGAAGAGATTAGCAAATTTGTAGAGGACAGAAAGTCACTTGCACAAGAAAAAATTGCTTACAAAGAAAACGTAGGCAAACACTCAGGCAAGTTAGAAGAGTTTGTGTTAAGCAAATTAACTAACGAGTTAAAAGAATTACACGCTGACAGAAAAGGTGTTCATGAAAACTTTAAAAAATTAGAAGAGTTCGTAGTAGGAGCACTTGCTAAGGAAATTAAAGAATTCCACGAAGACAAAAAAGGCGTTGTAGAAACAAAAGTCAAACTAGTGAAAGAAGCCAAAGCACAATTGGCAAAATTAAAAGAAACTTTCATTAAGAGATCTGCTAAGGTTGTAGAATCTGCAGTAACCAAAAAATTAGGTCAAGAAATTGATCAATTAAAAGAAGACATTGGTAATGCTAGAGAAATTAACTTTGGTAAGAAAATATTCGAAGCGTTTGCTTCAGAGTACCAAGCATCATACTTGAATGAGAAGTCGGAAACGGCTAAACTTATGAAAGTTGTTGACGAAACTACTTTGAAACTTAAAGACGCTGAGAAATCCATCGAAGAGAAGAAAGCGGTGATTGAATCTAAGGAACAGGAAATTTCCAAAGCCAAAGATTTGATGGAACGTAAGGAAACGATGGGTGAGTTGCTTAGACCTCTAAGCAAAGAAAAAGCAGATGTTATGTCTCAACTGTTAGAATCAGTTCAAACAGGAAAACTAAAATCTGCATATGACAAGTATCTTCCTGCAGTTATGGATGACAAACCAGTTGCACAGGCTAAGAAAATTATTTCTGAGTCTTCAGGCGACAAAGCGGATGTCAGACAGACTAGAGGAGATGCTGATATAAACAGTATCCGTAAATTAGCGGGTATATAACAAACTGAAGGGGAAACAAATAATGTCTGAATTATTTGAATCAAAATGGGGCGAAACAAAAGCCGCATTAACTGAAGGTTTAGCAGGCAACAAGAAAAAGACAATGGACGTTGTGTTAGAAAACACAAAAAGATACTTGTCTGAACAAGCCACTGCAGGTGCTACATCTGCTGGTAACGTTGCTACGTTAAACAGGGTTATTCTTCCAGTAATCAGAAGGGTTATGCCAACTGTGATCGCGAATGAGATCGTAGGTGTACAACCAATGTCTGGTCCTGTAGGACAAATCCACACATTAAGAATTAGATATGCTGACACAGTAAGTGGTAACACAACTGCTGGTGAAGAAGCATTATCTCCATTCAAGATTGCGAAAGCATACTCTGGTAACACCAACAACACAACTCCTAAAGCGGCTTCAACAGCATCTTTAGAAGGTACTGCTGGTAAGAGATTATCTATCCAAATCTTGAAACAACCTGTTGAAGCGAAATCAAGAAAACTATCTGCAAGATGGACTTTTGAAGCCGCTCAAGATGCACAAGCACAACAAGGTATCGACGTAGAAGCAGAAATCATGGCGGCATTAGCTCAAGAGATTACTGCTGAAATCGACCAAGAAATCATTGGATCATTAAGAACATTAGCAGGTACTGCTTCTGAGTCTTTTGACCAAAGTGCTGTGTCAGGTACTGCAACATTCGTGGGTGATGAACACGCGGCATTAGCAGTATTAATCAACAGAGTTGCAAACCAAATCGCAACTAGAACAAGAAGAGGCGCTGGAAACTACGCGGTAGTATCTCCAACTGCTTTAACTATTCTTCAATCTGCTACAACTTCAGCGTTCGCAAGATCAACTGAAGGTACGTTTGAGTCACCAACTAACACAAAATTTGTTGGTACATTAAACGCGGCAATGAGAGTATATGTTGATGCATACGCCGCTGATAACACATCAGTGCTTGTAGGTTACAAAGGTGCAAGTGAAGCAGACGCTCCAGCGTTCTACTGTCCTTACATTCCTTTAATGAGCTCAGGTGTTGTTCTAGATCCGGCTACTTTCGAACCAGTAGTAGGCTTCTTAACAAGATACGGTTATGTAGAGTTAACAAACACTGCATCATCTCTTGGTAACGCGGCTGACTACGTAGGTTTAGTAGGCGTGAACTCAACCAACTTAAAATTCAAGTAAGCGATTTACTTTTATTTCGAAAAAGGGGGCATTTATTGTCCCCTTTTTTTTGACTTTTTTTTCAGTATCAAGTAAAATAATAAATTATGGAATACTGTTTTCATCACATACCAAAAACAGCAGGATCATCTTTACAGTTGAGATTGGCTCACAGAGAACATGTGGGACAGTTGCCCAAAGGTTCCACTTTGGTGGTGTATCCGTTGTACGATGGCATGAGGTTTTATAGAGTAAGTGAAGATGCCGAATTTGACGCTAATAAACCCATCAAAGAAGCGTTCTTACGCACATACAAATACGGCAGTAGTGTTGGACAGTCTACTATTGTTTGTGGACACTACACAAACATCTCTCAACCCGGCACACACATTACATGGCTACGTGATCCATTGGCCAGAGATGTCAGTCATTTCAATTATGACTGCAAATATGGTCATGAATTGACCAAAGACTTTGCACAACATCTGTCAATGATGAGTGGAAACTTTATTGTGCTTTGGCTCTACGGAAAATACATTGGTAGACACGACAGTGTAAGCATGGAAGCACGTTACAAAACTGTGAGAAAAGTTCTACGAGAAAAATTTTTACGAGTATATGACTCAGACAAGTTTGAACAAAGTTGGGACGAAGTTGCAGACATGTTAAAAATTGAAAAAGATCCAAGATTAAGTTCCAACAGATCAGATAAAGATTATCAACAAGTGCAAAAACTTTCAGACCTTACTGAAGATTTCAAAACTTGGCACAGATCCTATAACCGCTACGATTATCTTCTCTACGAAGAATTCTGTAAGTAGTTAAAGAATTTTTTTCGCCATCATACGACACACAGACCAAAACTGACAGTAAAACTTTGATCAAACAGTTCTAAATAATTCTGCGATTTAAAAATAATCGCACAACAAGGAGGAGATCCAACTATGGAAATCTTTAACAAAATCAAATCTGCGGCAAAGTCAATGACTGAAGTTGGCGTCGGTTTGATCGCCCTCGCGATAGTTCTTGAAGTTCTTTTCAAAGGTCAGGCAATACCTTTCCTAGGAAACATGAACGTGATCGGGAACATATCCGGGATTGTAAAATCTTTTTCGGCTGATGGTCTAGTAGGACTTGTAGCAATGTATGTCCTATATGCTATCTACAAAAAAGGTTAGGTAATCTACAGGGCGATGTAACGTGCATCGCCCTTTTCAACGCACTTTAACTTTTACCAAATTCGAATAAATATTACTAGTTCAAACGTGCCTATCACAGCATTGATAGGACTTATGCGGAATACCACCGCGTACCCAGGAGAACTGGGATTGGACTCCTAAAGAGGAGAAAACAAATGGGAAGACCTATAAAAAAAACTAGAATGATGGCATCCTTTAACCCAGGCAATGACGCGACTATCGCTGTATCTAACTACAGAACCGGTGATTCAAACGTTGCTGGAACAGGATCATACATTGTATCACAAAGAGGATCAAAACAGTTTAAGGTACACTTAAACGATTCTTCTGAAACAACAA